GGTCAGTAACACCGTCTACGAAAATATAGTCATGTGCGCGTTTTCCTTGGGCGATTGCATACTGAACTTGTGTTGGATACGTGTATTGATCAACGTAGCCATGTCCAGCGTAGTACCCACCAATTTGCGCGATGGCAAACTTATCGTGACCATATCCAAACTTACCTTGCGAACCTTGGTAGATTGACCAATCAACACCCTGGTCGCCTTTGGCAGCATGTACTGATGGTACTGATCCCATAATTAAAAGCGCTCCAGTCGAAACCAAAGCGCTTTTTAGCAATTTATTCATATGATTAAGCCTCCGTTGTTGATTCTGAAGGTGTTGTCGTTTCCTGAATTGAAGCTGAGCTTGCTACCGTAGCTTCTGAGCTTGTTACTGAATCATCTGCTGAACTTGCTGGAGCTTCTGTCGCTGAGCTTACTGGAGCTTCTACTGCTGAACTTGCTGGAGATTCTGTCGCTGAACTTGCTGGTAGCTCTTCAGGAACTTCAATGATTGGGTCTGGCACATAGATTTCTGCGTCAGCCACCATGTTCTTAATCTTAGCCAAGCCAAGACGTTCCCAGTCCTTCGTGTTGTCAGTCAACTTGATTCCATCTGATTGTCCTAACGTCATCTGACCGCCTAAGTATTGGCTGAAGTCTTCTGAGTTACGGATTGAATAAGGCAAAATTACCTGTGATAGTTGAATACCCGTACTGCTGTTATTTACTTGAATTTGTGGTGTGTCAAAACTTACTGTTACTGTCATTATTTTTGTCCTTTCATGATAGCTATTAAATGTTGGCAGATACCCATGTTCTACCATCTGTTGTCTTCTGGAATCCGCTTGGAGTAACTCTTAGCCCGTAATTCCCTGCCAATATGGTGGTTGATGCAAGAGTTGTGTTGCCTGTGAACGTCTTGTCACCCGCAAGAACTTCGTTTCCAGTCTTGTGTACTAGTTGTGCGTCGTTGCTTGGAGCATCTTCTGGAGCTGGTGACCAATCCGTAGCTACGTTACCAATTTCTAGCTTAGGTAGTTTGATATACACATCTAGAGGAGAATTAGACGTGTTAAAGTACATAGTAACTGGCTTTGCATCTCCCTTAGATGAGCCAGTTGATGAGATTCTTGTCCAATCAGAATACACCGGACCAGCAGGACCGTTGTAATTTTCAGACCAATCAATACCATTTCGTGAGTATACACCTGTCCCTTTTATATCGAAACTGAGCACCCACTTTTTGCCATAAGCAATCGGAGCAGTAACGTTTACAGATTGTGAAAAATATAGCCCCGCATTAACACTTCCACCTTGAGGAGCCGTTATGTGCCACATGTTTGTTTTAGAGTCATACGGAACAATTTCAACAGTAGCATATGCATTAGGAGATGTTTTAATTGTTAATAACTGGGAGTTTAGCAATAGGTTACGCCCCCCCACAGTAATCTGTGATAGGTCCATATTACCCTTAGGGCCTTGTGGTCCAACTGGTCCGGTAGGTCCTTGAGGTCCCATGGGTCCTTGAATACCTTGAGGTCCCTGTGGACCAGTATCTCCCTTGTCTCCCTTAGCAATTGTCTTGGTGTACTCTACAATCTTTTCATCAACTGAACGCAACACTGTGTCAAAGGTTATTTGCGGGACTAACTTTCCTTGTGTGCTATGAAGGTTCTTACCCACCCTAAAGTCGATTGTGCCCTGTGATGGATATACCTCAACATCACCGTCTCCGTTGGTAACAGATACTTCCATGTGATACGTGTCAGGCGTCAATTGCTTTAGTAGTTCATTAGAGAAATCCAACGAAATCACGTTACCATCAACCACAGCTGGTACATCGAATAGATATCCAGAATCATTGGCAATCGTGAACGACACAGCCTTCCCCGTGACATCTTGTGGCAACCCCTCATTCCAAAGACGGAAATCAAAGACTGTTGATGTATCGGCCACCTTGTTTAGAGCGTCGCCCAGAATCTTTACTGTTTTCATTTAATCGTTCCTTTCTTCATCTCTTGGACAGCCCATTCGATGGCTTCATCAATCTGTTTAGCAGTGAACAGATGAGCCTTGTCAGCTTTAATCAGATAATCTGAAATCTGCTTGTATGCTTGTGCTTTTTGGGTTTGGCCTCCATCGAAGGTCACCTCAGCCCACTTCACTGCACGTTCTGTAATGCCTAACAAGGCTGTGAGCCTCTTATTGCTGGCAAATCGTGTTGATAGCCACCCAATGCCCAAAATTAAAAGCGTTGGCAAGATTCCACTCTCCCACAGCGCTTCTACAAAAGTTATTAAGTTATTCATTGTCATCGTGATGTTCCCTCCAATCCTCGATTACTCTGATACGTGTTTCGTGGTCATCAAGTCGTGAATCATAGCCTTTCAAGGTGTCCTGCAAACCGGCAATTGTCTCATTCAGACTGTCGATTGCTTTGACAAAGGTCATCTTTATTACGAACCACATTGCGGCACTTAGGGTTGCCAGAACTGCGAGCCAGCCCGCTAAATCGTGTGGAAAAAATCCCATATCATACGCCTTTCTTTTATTACTTAAGTGGCGACCAAAGTGCGCTTATTTCAACCAGTTGGTTGACCCGTCTGTAGGTAGTCCAGATGGGTTATATTTTCCTGAATTATCATCAGTCACCAACATTTGATGTACTAATTGGGTACGTTAGTGTCATGGATAATGTTTGATTTGAGTTTGACGTTGGTGATTTCACATATCCGATGTACAGCAAAGTATTTGAGATTGATGCATATCCAATGTCACCGTTGTAAATGAACAGATATATACCATCCACACCTGCTGAATTCAAATCATCAGTAGGTGTCTTAGCCGGCCATGGCAAGTGGGCGATTTGGTTACCGTTTCCAAGATTGTTTCCCTGATAGTAACCCTTCAAATCAACTATTTGAACCGTGACCATACCATTTAATTTGCGAGCTTTGGCATACTTAGCAGTTACTCCGCTCATTAGTTGAATTGGTTGCCAACCAGAGTCACCCACGGTTACTGAATTGACCGTCCCAGCAAGTGCTAAGTTGCCAGTGAAAGTCTTATCACCTGCAATCAACTCTGCCCCAGTCTTGTGTACAACACCATCATCGTCCGCCAAGTTGTGCCAAGTCTTTCCGTCCCTTGATTGTTGGATAGAAGCTCCGTCTGACTTAAAGTTAGGCGTGCTGATTGTCTTTGCCGTAACCCCACCGTTAGAAGTTACATTGCTTGCTGTAACACCCTTGTCGAACGTAGCTGTATCAGTGAAATGATTTGCAACGTTCAGCAAAGCTACTTGACTGGAGTTTACTTGCGCATTCAAATTCTCAATTGACGTCTTCAACGTTTCATAAGCAAGTTGTTGTGCCTTGATATTGTCATTCAAACCACTGATACGTGAGTTGGCCTCGTTGATAGCCTGTTGTACTGAATCGATGTAGTCCTTTGAAGCGTTAGCTGTGAACAGAATGTTGTTAGCCAACACCGTGAACGTTACTGGGATTGAGCTGATAACCGTACCAGCACCATCTTGGACACTGATGTAGGCCTCTTCAATATCCCCAGCCGATTGGTACATCTCTCCTGGGATTAGCATAGAGAACAACCCCCCAGTGGCTGAAATCATGTCATGAACCCCAGAAATTTGCTTAACCTTACCTGCTGAATCCTTTGCTGTAAGAACAACGTTTTGTCCGTCTAAGTTATGTGGCAAGTTGCCGTCCTTGATAGCAAAGTAAACGATACGCCCATTGTCACCCTGACGTCCTGATAGTGAGTCAATCAACGTCACATCAGTTGTGTCTAGCAACGTGTTAACTACGGCATAGCGACCCTGTGATTGTGCTTGTGTAGCCATATTTTCTTAATTCCTTTCGATTAAACCGTTGAGAATCATAATCTCAACCATGTTTTGCAATGTATTTTCCATAGCAACCAAGTGGCTGTTGAAATCATCATAAGATTCCCCCAAACCGCTTAGATCGCTGCCCCAGTATTCATGTCCTTTGGCCTGTATGCCCTCCATATCGACAAAATGATACTCATTGAAGATGTCCACCAGTCGATTGAGGTTGTTTTTGAGCAAAATTAAAGCACTCCCAATTTCTGAGAATGCTTGCTCGTTGTATTCCGTAATGTTCAGCGTCTCCATTGGTGCCGGCACATCTGTAATCATGCCAACGTCATAGAACGCCTGGTAAATCTGTTGTGCTGTATTATCAGCTCCGGAAATACGATTTGGTAAATCTAAAATCATTCACTCACCACCTTTGTTGTCAGTGATCCCTTATCATCAACCACCAGTTGATACTTCGTGCCATTGGGGCTGGTCAATACCACTTTGCTCAAGTCAGGCTTACCTTCAATAGCTTGCCAATGTGTATATGCATAAGCCTTATTTCCATCGGGGTCAGCATATTGCACGATTGGCGTGCTCTTAGGTAGCTCAGGTTCTGGGTATGGCTTAGGTTCTGGTGTAACACGGTCTGACTTAGCAAAATTATGCCATGCCTCGGTGTCACCATAGAACTTGTCCAAATCCAGATTGCCATTGTAGCCACTTAGGCGCCCAGTTGAAGCGTATTGGAATATTGCTGGCCCACTCCATGAACCATAACCATTAGCGTCCGTCCATGGGTCATCTTGGTACCCAGTGGTGTTTGTATCTGCGTATTGGGCTACCCAAAGACCGTAATCCGAACTCACAGTTGACCAGTCGTAACTGTTTGTGACTGACTTGCTCATGTAAATCAATGGCCTGATACCAGTCTGTTGATACACGTAATCCAGAAAGGCCTTAGCGTAACCAACACCTTGCGTTACAACAGCACCTTCCCAGTCCAATACCAAGATTGCCTCACCAAGATACCCTTGAACGTTACTAAGGAAGAACTTGGCCTCTTCTACAGCACCAGCACCTGTCGCAAAGTGGTACACACCTAACAACCGGCCTGCTGACTTAGCGCCTTGGTACTGGGTGTCAGCTTCGGGTGATACATAGGTGGTTCCTTCAGTGGCTTTAATAATGACGAAATCAGCTGGGACAGCACTTAGGTTAATACCAGCCTGCCAGTTTGATATGTCAATTCCATTTAACGTCATGATTCCACCTTTCCGATAACCCACATGTTACCTGTTGTCTCTGTGTTCTTTTTTGCCGTGTTGACTGCTGATTGTTGTACCTTTTGGGCGTCCAAATAATTCTTGCGGGTGTTGTTCAAAGTAACCTGTACCGCTGTTGTCGCAAACGGTGCTCTTACAATGCTGACCACTTCAACGGAAGTCTGGAACCCGTTATCAATCATCTGTACTGTCCAATTTTCACCCAAAGCAACGTCTTCATTCCTAGCTGATGTAACTGTCATAGCCAACGATGGCTCCAATACAAACGATTGGGAAGCCAAGTTCTTCATGGCGTCCGCACTGGTGACTGAATCACTTTCAACACGAGCACCCTCTTTGATACCCCACTTAGCAACTGAATCTGCGTTCTGTACTTTGAAGGGTGTAAATGCTGGTTGTTCCATGGTTGATACAGCTTGCACGGTATTCACAATGCTGGTTGCGTCATACTGTAGTTGTACTGCGGCAGTATCATTACGATACCTGAATACCTTGCGGGTATTGATTACATATGAATCTTTGTCGTACAAGTGAATGCCCTTGTTATTAGGTACGATGGCATATACACCAAATGCACTCTTGATTGTCGACAACCCTTCGATAATTGACGTGTTACCAAAATCCGTTAGCGTCTTGTTGCTGTCGAACTTACCATGAATCTGATATGAGTAGCCATCACCAATATCCGTGAGCAGAAAATCCAAGGCGTCTGTCAGACTGAATGAATTATCACCCTGTCTAATGTTGTACTGGAACCGATTGTTGAGCTGGTAAAAGATGTGCGTTGCCGTAACTGTTACGTTGTGAACACCACCAATGTTATCATCAGTCGTCTGTTTAATCACGTAGGTTTGACCGTCATATTGCACCAGATTCTCCACTTGTAACAAGGCAAACCCAAGTGATCCATCGTCATACGCTTGGAAATCAACTTGGTAAGCTTCATTCTTCGTACGGGTGAGCTGAAACGTGCTGAAATTCAATGAGGATAACGCTTGTGTGGACTTGCCGTCCCTCGATTGAATAACAACCTTATTTTTGCTGTAAGCCATTTAGAAGTACAAGAATGGGAAGCTGAAGGTGACATTGGCACTGCTTAGTCCACTTAAACGAATGTCATTATCTCCACGTTCCAACTCGATGTGCCCAAAGTCCGTGTCTACGTCAGTTGACCCATTCAGTGTTGGTATTACACCATTCAATACGAACGTGTCACCGTTAGCCATCGCCTTATTCAGCGTGATACTGGTGCCATTCGTCTGATTTGTCAAAGTAAATGCACCCGAACCTTTTACTGTAATCACCAAATCATGATGGTTAACGTATGGGTCAATGGCCACATCTGAAGGGTTGTAAATGCTGAATTGATTACTGGTACCAACATAGCTCAACGGCTTGGCTGGTAGGTTCATACCAAAGCCCAAACTGCTTAAGTCATCAGGTAACTTATCAGACCTGACCAAACTCTGTGCCATACCACTTGGGTTGGTGAACACAAGGTCTACCGTCCCTTGTGATGAAGCTTGAATCGGTGTGATATCAGTTGGGTTAGCCATTACCCAAAACGTCTTAAATGGTTCCAACGTGCTTCTAAGGCGCATTAGGCCACGCTGGTAAAAGACACGGTTCAACTCTGCCTTAAGCAACCTGAAATCAGCCATGTTGCGCCCCTTAATAAACAATGACACGGTGACTTGATTAGATCCATAAGTGGCATTCTGTAACCGTTGGCCGTCTGAGCCGGCTATGGTTAGCCAGTCACCTGTTAATTGAGGTGCTGATGACTTCATATCCAGAAACTTCACAGATGGAAGCCTGGCCGTCAAGTCATATTCTTGGCCACCGTAGGGCTTTACGAATAATTTCATAACAGGCATATCCTTTCATTAAATTGATTGATAATTGTGTGTTGCTTGAGCCATGCCCATTTGGTTCATCAGGTTGGGTAAGTTGATACCACCTTGAGCCTGCATAGCCTTGAGTTGATCTTGGTTAACGCCAAGCATGAGTGACAATAACGTGATTACGTTGTCAAACTTTTGCTCCAACTGTGCTGTATCTGATTGAACTACAACTTGTTGTGATTGTGTCCCGTTGATACGCTGGTTAGCTTGCCCAAGCAACTCGTTAGCACGCATCTTCTTAGCTGGGTCAAGTGGAATGATAATCTCCGGCATGTTTTGCTCTGCAACTTCATAGAAACCGTGTTGTGAGACAATGCCGCCTTGAGCGTAACCATGGCCTTCACCAAGCCCCGCTAAGTTTGACCCGTAACGGTTTTTTGCATAAGCCAAAGCAGCCAGCAAATTATCGTAACCATTAAAAATGTTCTTGTGCCCTGGGAAGGCATAGGCATTAAAGGTCGCTGAGATAGTTTGCATAAGACCCTTAGCGAGATCACCAGTAATCGTGTTGATGTCAGTGTAGCCGCCTTGGACTGCCTTTTCGTTACCACCAGACTCGCTCTGAATTTGGCGGAGAACCTTGTTTACCATAGATTCAGACGTTGACAAACCATTCTTATCAAGCGCCTTAATAACCAAGCCCTTCCAACGCTGTACACCAGACCCAGCCGGAGCAGCTGATCCCTCTTCATCATGCTTCTTTTTCAAAGACTTGAACATGTTGACGATTGGGTCTGTAATACCTTGAACCAATCCATTGGCCATAGCAGGTGCGATGTTCGTTACCAGAGGGCTTCCTGCGATACCTGATACCGCCTTGTTCATAACATTACCCAAAGCCTTGATTGGGTGTGCGATGAACTCAGTTAGCTTGTCCCACTTGTCTTTAATCCAGCCGATTGCTGTATCAAGCCAGTTATCAGTACCATTGGCAAACTTAGGTAGGGCATGGGCTGGGATAACCGTTTCACCACCTGAGAAGTTGACCAATCTGTTGCGACCTTCAAGCACAGTGGCACGCCCATAGTTATCAATGATTGCTTCTTGGTAATGCTCTCCTGGGGCGTCATTAACGATTGCCAACCCCTTAGGCGCACCCTTTGTACCATTAGCAAACTTCGGAATCTTACCAATGGCTTCCTTCTTACTACCGAAAGTATGGATAACTGTGTTGATACCACCAATACCATTGTTGATGACACCGATAACGTTATTGATACCATCACGAGCAAAGTCCTTCAAGCCGTTCCACATGTCAGACCAAAATCCTGATACCTTGTCCTTAATACGCCCAAATAAGTTCCATACTGAGCTACCGAAGTTCTCAATTCCGTGCTTGATAGAACCAGCCTTCTTACCAAAGATTGACTCTACATAGTCCCACAGTGCATTCCAGATACCTCGAATGTCTTTACCAAGATTTCCCCAGTTTTCTGTAAAGAAATCAGTAAACGTCTTGATAACACGCTTGTAGATATTGATGTACTTATCGAATACGTTACTTACGTAGCTCCACGTATTGTTCCAAGCTTTACCAATGCCATCAGTGAATGAATGCCAGCCCTTACTGAAGCTATGAGTGAATGAGTTGTAACTCTTTGTTACCGATGACCACGCATTACCAAACCACTTCGTAATTCCTTCAAAAAATTGCTTAGCAGACTTAACCAAGCCATCTACGAATTGTCGGAACTTTTTATTGTGCTTATACAGCTCAATTAAGGCGACTGCTCTTATGCTAGATTTACGGACAGATTTTTCTCTGCCCTGTAAACTAATAGCAGAGGAGCATTTTTTATATGATTCGATATTCACCAGAATTTAAGCAATCTCTTGTCGAGATGCACAACCAAGGGCGTTCTTACACTGAACTAGCCGCTGAATACGGGCCTTCGGCCGATTCAATCCGTAACTGGGTCAAATTGTACACAGTC